GTGATAAATTAATGTATATAAAACAAAGTTTAATATAATGGCAACAATTTGGACTTTTGGCGATAGCTACACAGCACCATTTGCTCCCGACCCAAATCTAAACGATTGGAGAAATAAATATTGTGATTGGAAAGGATATGTGCCCAAAGTATATGGTGATGTAATGTCAGAAACGTTGGGGATGCCACTTAAAAATCTGGGAGAAGGTGGCACAGACAATAGAACTAGTCTAGATTCTATTATCAATTCACTGGGAACAATTAAAGATGATGACATAATCATTATTGGTTGGTCAAGTGTTTTAAGATTTAGATTGGTAAACACATCAAATAAATTCCAAGCGGTTTTACCAAGTATACCTAGAAAAATATATAAAAATTTGGGGTTTGATGTTAGACCATCAACGCTCGAAGATATTTTGTTGAATAGATCACATATTAATTATATTAAAGAACATAACAAAATAATCAAGATGATTCGGTTTTTATTTAAAAATAATAGAATCATTCAATGGTCACCATTTTGCATGAATAATTGTTCGGACGGAATGAAAGTTGAAAATATTATTTTAACCATAGTTAATATTAGAGATGAAAGCGAGGGCAATGTTGACGATGGACATTTTTCTGAAAAGACACAAAGAGAGTTAGCTGAAAAGTTTTTAACTGTTCTGGATAAAGGGGGTAAAATAACTAATAAGATGATATGATTTACACAATAATTGCTGAAGGTAGAAGTGGTAGTCAGAATTTATTAAACTGGCTATCGATTGCTTTACCAGATTTTGAACCAATTCATGAACCATTTAATCCAGTGGGAACAAGACACACACAAGACACTACAGGAAATGACATTTCATGGATAACTCCCGGTAAAAATTATGTAATAAAAGAACTTTGGCATACTAAGAGAAATTTTACTCCTCTAATTGAAAAAAGTGATAAAATAATCTGTTTATACCGAGAAAATTGGTTCGAACAGGTTAGTTCTTTATTATACGCATTTAAAACAAACAAATGGCACTCAAAATACAGTGTTGAAAGATTAAAAGAAACCATTTCTGAAGAGGAAATATTAGATTATTACGAAAATATACAGAAAGGTATTAAAGAAAAATTCCAAATATTCATCAAAGAACAGGGCTTAAAGTCACTGACTTATGAAGATCTTTATTTAGGACAGGGCATTTATGACATTAAAGATCATTTTAATATCGAAACCACTCATATATTCCCATTCAGCGGGCGTTATTTAACTAAAGACAATCCCTTAATATAATTCAGCCATAATATGAACTCCAAAGTATTTATCTAAGTATAATAACACATTTAGATGAATATATTTGATCCACACATATCGGGCTCCCTATCAGTATCTGGTTCGGGGGAAATTTCGGGCGAGTTAACGGTACTTGGTACGTTGTTTGCAACAATTTCCGGTACCTCACAAAACGCTGTTTCAGCTTCACATGCTGCAATGTATCTATTAACCTCTAGTTTCCAGACATTTACTGGTTCATATACTACTGGGGCGTTTACCGGGTCATTTAAGGGAGATGGCACAAACCTATATAACATCCCAGCAAGTGGAGTTACGGGGCTCAATTTAACACGGATTGCTGATGGAAGTGCAACAGCATCAATTTCTTCAGCAAACGGTTTAAGGGTTAATTCAAATACCGAAATTACGGGGACACTAAAACTAAATAAAGTAAACTTAGGTAGTAACAACATTGTTGATATGACCCTAACAGATGGAGGTGGGAAATATTTTATCAACGGAGTTAAGAACCCAAGATTATCCTTCATTAAGGGATTCAAATATAGATTTTATTATAATAACATCAACACTCACCCATTACTTTTCTCTTTAACTAGCGACGGGGAACACAATGGAGGTACAACATATACTACCGGCGTAACAACTAATGCTGATCCTTTTTATATTGAAGTTGATGTTACCGATGCCACAGCCACAACATTCTATTATTGGTGTGACCATCACGTTGGGATGGGTAATGCTATAACAGTATATTCGGATTTTCTACATGGCCAATCTAATATTGGTCTGATTAACGTAGATACAACAGCATTGGCCACAACAGGATCAAATAACTTTACAAATATTCAAAGAACAAGTGGATCTTTAGTGGTAACCGGATCTGTTGATGTTAGTGGATCTCATAACGTTACTGGTTCTGTTAACATAACTGGTTCAATTACATTAAATGGTCAAGCAATTGGCACAGGTAAATTAAATGAAACAACTTTTCAGGCATATACATCATCAAACGATGGTAGGTTATTTGCAATTGAAAATTCCACATCATCATATAACACATTTACCAGTTCGATAGATACCAGAATTAAGAATGAGATGAACGAAGAAAACGTTATCTCTGGATCAATTCAAGTTATATTAACTGGAACCACAGGTTATTCAACATTCAGTTCAAGCGTGTCAACAAGTATTGGTGCGTTAAGTTCTAGCGTTGAAACAACAACCTCTGGTCTTAGTTCATCTATAGGTTCTTTAAGTTCATCACTTGCAACTACAACTAGTGGTTTAACTTTATCTATAAGTTCTTTAAGTTCGTCTGTTGCTACAACCACATCTGGTCTTAGTTCTAGTATTGGAACAACATCTTCATCATTTAGTTCTACCAATGATACTCAAAATGGTAGACTAAACAGTATTGAAACTTCTACAGGTAGTTTAAATACATTTACTAGTTCAATAGATACCACAATTAAAAATAAATTAAACACTGAATCAGTAATATCTGGTAGTATTCAAGTTAATATTACTGGCACAACAGGATATAATACATTTAGTTCAAGCGTGTCAACAAGTATTGGTGCGTTAAGTTCTAGTGTTAGCACAACAACATCTGGATTAAGTTCAAGTGTTGGTAGTATATCATCTTCATTTAGTTCTACTAATGATACACAAAACAATAGATTAGGTAGTATCGAAACCACAACTGGTAGTTTAAATTTATTCACCAGTTCAATTGATACAACAATCAAAAATAAACTTAATACAGAGTCAGTAGTATCTGGAAGTTCACAAATTTCAATTACCGGAACAACTGGTTATTCTACATTTAGTTCTAGTATATCAACAAGTATTGGTGCGTTAAGTTCCAGTGTTGGTACCGCTATTAATGGTTTAAGCTCTTCTGTTGCAACAACAACAAACGATTTAAGTTCAAGTATTGCTTTGACAACATCTGGGTTAACATTGTCGGTAAGTTCTTTAAGTTCTTCGGTTGCAACAACAACATCTGGATTAAGTTCTAGTATTGGTGGTTTATCTTCATCCGTTGCAACAACAAATTTAGGTCAAAATAATAGATTAGATTCTATTGAAGGTAAAACCGGCAGTTATGCGACTACTGGTTCAAACATATTCCAAGGTAATCAAACAATTACCGGATCATTATATATTTCACAGGATTTAATAGTCGCTGGGTCGTCTTCAATACAACACATTAGTTCTTCTATTGTTAATATTGCCGATAACATCATTACAGTAAATGCTCAAAACCCAGCATTAAGATTCGGTGGTCTTGCTGTTATCGATAGTGGATCTTCACCACAAGTATCTGGTTCGTTATTATTTGACGCCATTGAAAACGAATGGATATTTGTTCACCAAAATCAGGCATCTGTAACATCAGCATTATTAATAATGGGGCCCGAAACCTACAATGATATTGGTAATGAAATTCATTTAACAAATAATAAATTAGTTAAATCAACTATTGATGAACATATTGGTGATAGTAATATCACCGATACTGGCACAAAGGTTTCAATAAATTCAGATACCGAAGTAACCGGAACACTAAAAGTAACTGGGGTTATTGGTGGTCCAACTATAACGGCAATTGAAACCTCAACATCAAGTTTAAATACTTTCACATCATCATTATTAACGGCGATAGAATTAACGGGGTCTAACTTAACCGTTAAAGGTAACTTATTGGTTAAAGGAACAACAACAAACGTTAATACATCAACATTAGATGTTGATAACAATTTAATTAATCTTAATGGTGCTGGAGCAGCTAATGCTGGCCTAAGAGTTAAAGACACCACTGGTGTAAGTCAACTTTCTGGTTCACTATTATGGGATGCAACAAATGATTACTGGATTGCTGGTCAATTAGGTTCTGAACAAAGATTAGTAAGAGAAACAGAATTCAATACACAAATTACTAGAATTAATAATGTTGAAACAAGTACAGGTTCATTAAATTCATTTACTAGTTCAATCAATACAACAATTAAAAGTAAATTAAATAGTGACGGTGTTATAAGTGGTTCGGTTCAAGTAAATCATAACGCAACAACAAATTATGATGCAAACCAACACGTTGATCACACAGCTATTTCGATATCTGCTGGTAGTGGTTTAAGTGGCGGGGGTACGATCGCGGCAACAAGAACAATAACATTAGATACTGGATCAGTACACTTCTTAGATGGTGTTAAAAAAGAACTTAATACAGAGGGGGTTATATCTGGTTCATCACAAGTATTATCAGGCACAGGTATATGGTCCGGATCATCACAATTACCATCAGGTGTTGTGTCAGGGTCATCTCAGGTATTAAGTGGAACAGGTATATGGTCAGGATCAGCACAACTACCTAGTGGGGTGGTATCTGGTTCTTCACAAGTATTAAACGGAACAACAATACATTCAGGTTCATTCTTTAATGGTATATCTGTTGTATCAGGATCTGCACAAATTTCATTTAACGGAATTACTGATAAACCAGCATTAGTCTCTGGTTCGGCACAAATATCTTTTAGTTCAATTACTGATAAACCAACATTAGTATCTGGTTCGGCACAAATATCTTTTAGTTCAATTACCGATAAACCAGCGTTAGTTTCTGGTTCAGCACAAATAACATTATCATCAACAACTGGATATGGCTCTGTTCTAAATCAAGCGCTTTTAACAACCTCATCACCAACATTCTCAGCCGTAAGTGCAACAACATTTACGGGCGCGTTAAGTGGTAATGCAACAACCGCAACAACTGCAGGGGCCCTGACGTCAATGAACATATCCCAGTTTACAAATAATAGTGGATATATAACAGGTATTAATTCAAGTGCAGTAACAACAGCTTTAGGTTTTACACCATACAACGCAACAAACCCATCTGGTTATATTTCAAGTATAACAAGCGGTAATGTTACAACAGCTTTAGGATTCACTCCTTATAATGCCACGAATCCATCTGGTTATATTTCAAGTATAACAAGTGGTAATGTAACCACCGCTTTAGGATTCACTCCTTATAATGCCACTAACCCAAGTGGTTATATAACGGGTATTTCATTTGCTAACGTTTCAGCAAAACCAACAACAATAAGTGGATATGGAATTACGGACGCAATTACAACTGGTAATATTGGATCTCAATCTGTATCGTACGCATCAACCGCAGGTAGTGCAGATACTATTGATGGTGTTGGATTTAGAAACACGGGATCAAACTCAGCAATTGCAGCTAACACATTAGATTCAAATGGTATGACCTATGTTACCGACGTGGATGGTAGCAGTACCAACCTAACAGGTAACTCAACAGATGGTGCATTGTATTCTCAAATATATAGTTCTAGTTGGCAACATCAAATATATGGGGACTATAGAACTGGTATCATGTATGTTAGAGGAAAGAATAATGGTACATGGCAATCTTGGAAGAGAGTTGCTTTAAGTAGTTCCACAACGTTCTCTAGTGTGTCTAGTTTAACATTTACACATAACCTAGGTACTGCAAACGTAACTGCACAAGTGTTTGATACAAACGGAGACATGTTCTTCCCTTCTAATATACGGGTATCATCAACACAAGTGATAGTAACTTTCGCATCTGCTAGATCAGGAAGACTTGTAGTTACAGGATAAAATCATTATATTAGATTATGCTAAGAGAAAATGTAGAAGTTAGTGGGTCCTTAAATGTTAGTGGACAATATATTATACCAAGAGGGCCACAAGCAAATAGGCCATCTAGTCCTGATATTGGGTCATTATATTTGGAAGAATCCACAAGTGGTAGTTTTGTTGTCACGTACACAGCATCGTCCAATTATGATAGTGGTTGGGAACCAGTTGGTTCACAAAATACAGATAGGACTGGGTTCAAATATAGACAGGTTATTAATTACTCATACTTAGCTGGTGGTTATAAATCCGCATCACCATGGAAGAATGTTCATAGAACAACAAATTCAACAGACCAAACGGTTCACCTAGGTGAACTATTAGATTACCCAGCATCATATACATCTGGTGCTTGCAGTAAAAGTATTTTATTTCTATGGTCAACAAACACAGATGGTACATTTAAAGGAGATAGTACTATCCATTCAACTTGGACCAGTGCGGTTCATATGGTTAACGAAACGGCATATACTCACCAATCAAAATGGGATTTAGCAAACGCGAGAGATGACTGTGGTACTTTACATCAGGAAACGGAATTTGCTTGGATATTTGGTGCAGGTGTTGCTGCGGTTGAAAAATTTAATTTAACAAATGAGACAATGTATAGTGTATATTATGGTGCACCGTACACTCAAACAACAGCAACAACATCAATTACTGGTAGTGGACCATCAGGTGCTTCTGGATTTTCTGATGAGAACTATGGTTATGGTTGGACACAACAAAGTGGTACAAAACTATTCTTTGCAAATGATACGTTCACAAACAATCAACAATGGGGAGCTAGTGGACAACAAAAAGGAATTAGTTCTAAAGTTGGAAAAGGATATGCTGGAAATGAAGGAACATATAATGGGGGTTATAATTTAAGAAGGTGGAATGTTTTTACCGAAACAAATATTGGAAACGTCGCTAAACCACATGGTAACTGCGGAGAAGAAAACTTTACAATGGGACAAGATCATCAATATATGTTAGGTTGTTATGACGGTGCACAGGTAAATACTAGTTGGAAATTTGGTTACACTACGGATACTGGTACAGTAAACCCTAGTGGTTTGGCGCCAGGAGTAAATGATGGAACATCATCAGGTCATTGCGGTTGGAGACCATAAAATTTATATTTATAAGATATGCTACACGAAAATATTGAAATAAGTGGTTCTTTAAGAGGACAAGGAGTAATCAAACCACCAATAGGTACTATAGCTAATAGACCAGGTAGCCCACAAACGGGTTCTTTATATTTAGAACAAGCTACTAGTGGTAGTTTTTTAATGGTTTATGTTGGTGTTAGTAACAATGATAGTGGGTGGGTTAGAGTATCATCGCAAGTAAATGCCAATGTTGGTTTTAAATTTAGACAGATAATTAGTGTTTCTTATTTAGCTGGTGGATACAAAGATTCATCTCCTTGGAAAAATGTTCACAAAACAATTAACTCTACAGATCAAACAACACATATTGGAGAATTATTAGATCATCCAGCATCATATACATCAGGGGCTTGTAGCAGATATATATTTTTCGTTTGGTCGGTTGCTACAGATAATGCATTTAAAGGACCGAGTACTGTAGATAGTGTTAGAACTTCAGCAATTAACATGGCTAATGACACAAAATATACACATCAAACCAAGTTTAATATTACCACTGCTAGAAGTGATTTAGGAACCATGCATAAAGAGACAGAAGTGGCATATATGTTTACTGGTGGTAGTGCCACTGTTGAAAGATTTGATTTAAGTACGGAAACAATAGCAACTGGTTTTCATTTAACAACAATTGATGGTAGTGATGGTGGTTCAGCATTTTCTGATGAAAACTTTGGATATGGTTGGACTTCATCGGCGGGTATTAAAATGAGTTTTGCAACGGAAACAATTACATCAAGTGGAATGTGGGGAAACCACTCACAACAAAAAGGAATTAGTTCTAAAGTTGGAAAAGGATATGCTGGTAACGAGGGGTCATATAATGGTGGATACGCATTAAGAAGATGGAGTAATGCAAATGACACAAATATTGGTAACGTATCAAAGCCACACCCTAACTGCGGCGAAGAAAATTTCACATTAGGACAAGACCATCAATACATGTTAGGAAATTATGATGGTCTACAAAATAATACAAGTTGGAAATTCTTCTACGCAACAGATACAGGAACAACTAGTGTAAGTGGATTAAACCCCGCGGTTAATGCTGGAACATCATCGGGTCATTGTGGATGGAGAGCATAAAAATAATTAAATTATGATATACGAGAATTTAGAAGTTAGTGGTAGTTTAACATCGGATAGAGTGGTGAATAGACCACCTAGAGGAACAAGAACAAATAGACCTGGTTCACCATTGTCCGGTTCATTATATTTAGAAGAGTCTACTAGCGGTAGTTTCTTAATGTTGTATACTGGTGTATCTAACATAGATAACGGCTGGGAAAGAATTGCAGCACAAGAAACAATTCCAATTGCTTTTAAATATAGACAAGTTTTATCATATAGCTATTTGGCTGGTGGTTATAAAGATTCATCACCATGGAGAAACGTACATAAAACAACAAATTCAACAAGTCAAACAACACATATTGGAGAATTATTGGATTACCCAATATCATATACATC